ATCATATCCGAAAATTTCACAGATAGTAAGTATTTCACTTTTGAGTTGTCAAAGAAAACATCTGTTAAAGTTATCGTTTAATAGTATATTTATTTAATAAACTAAAGTTTATGAGTAACTATTCTATTATACAACCAGGCCAAGTGGGTAGAGGGATTTTGATTGAATATGATGCGGGATATATCAACCCAAGAGAACATGGAAATGCAGATATAATTAAGGAAAATAAAAATTTCTTAGATTATTCTAAACCATTTGAATTTTATGCGGTATTACAAAAATATAATACTCCAAATAGAAATGGTAGAATATATCCTGAAAAAATATTAAAGAGAGAAGCCGAGAACTACAAAAAGATGATTCAAAAGGGTGTTTCATTATCAGAATTAAATCACCCTGAATCGTCTTTAATTGATTTAGATAGAGTTGCCCACATCATTACCGATATATGGTGGGATGGTAAAATCTTAATGGGTAAATTAAGATTGTTAACCTCACCAGGTTTTCATGAAAGAGGTATCTGTTCAACTAAAGGAGATTTAGCCGCAAATTATTTAAGACAAGGTGTAACTCTTGGTATTTCTTCTCGTGGTGTGGGGTCACTTAAAAAAGTCGGGGAACAAAACGAAGTTCAAGATGATTTTGAATTAATCTGTTTTGACTTAGTATCTTCACCATCAACACCTGGAGCATATCTATTCTCAAAACCTGAAGACAGAAACAATTTTGAAGAAAATCTTGAGGAAGAAAATAAGGTAAGAGCATCAAGAACTTTATCAGGTGGAGAAGACGCCGCAAACAAATCATTAGATTTAATGAAAAAATTGTCGGCATATCTTGATAGATAATTTTACTTGTCGTATATTTCTAAAAAAATAAATTATGGAAATGGACGAAAAATATTTTGTGGCAAAAATTCAATACGATTTGCCAGATGAGAACTCAGGTAAAATTAAAAAAGTAAGAGAAGAAAAACTTGTCAAAGGTTATAATGTAACTGATGTTGAAGCTAAAGTTACTAAAGCTTACGAATCTTTTAGTTATGATTGGAGAATTACTTCAGTGGCTGAAAGTAAAATTGATGAAATTTTTGAATAAATAAATTTCACATAAAAAAATAAATTTGGGGACTTTTGTCCCCTTTTTTTATTTTCACAAATATTTATTTGAGATAATATAATGATAAAATTAATTTTTTATCAAAAATAATATATTTATTAAGAAAAAACAAATAAAAAATGAGTGAAAAAAATTCATTAGTTGAAGAGGCAATTATCCAAATGAAAAATTTGGAAGATGTAATTGCTGAAAACGCAAAAGGAATACTCGCTTCTACAATGAAGGGAGAAATCAGCGAATTAGTAAAAGAGTCCTTAAAAGAACAAGATGAAGACGACACTGAAGAAGTTACTGTTGACGATATGACTGCAGGTGACGAAGACAACATTGATGTTAATACAGATGATGTTGAACTTGACGCCGACGTTGAGGGAATGGTAGATTTGGATGACGAATCTGAACTTGATTTTGGTGACGAAGAAGTTGTAGATATGAGAGGTAAATCTCTTTCAGACCTACAAAAGGTATTCAAAAAGATGAAACCAGAAGACGGTATCATAGTTACCCAAGATAATGGAAGTATTACTTTATCAGATGAAAATTCTGATAATGAGTACCTAATCAAACTTGGTGAGTCAACCAATAAAAAAACAAAAACTTTAAGTGAAATGAAAAAAAGCGGTCATGGAGAAGAGTTTAACTCTCAAGACGAAGTATTTGAAATGGAAGAAATGGATAACATGGAATTCTATGGAGAAGAAAATGAGTCATTAAATGAAATTTCAGACGAAGATTTGGATGAATTAATTGCATCATTAAGTAGTGATGAGGATTCATTTGATTCAGATGATGAAATGAACAATGACGACACTAACGAATTTGACTTTGATGAGTATGATGAATTTGACGAGTACAATGAGTCAGATAACATGGAAGTTGAAGGTATGGGAGAAACTATCTATGAAATTACTTTAGACGAAGAAATGGACGAGGAACTTGACGAAGAAATGGACGAGGAACTTGACGAAGAATGGTCTGAAGAAATGGACGAAGAGGACTACAACGAAGAAGAAATGACAAATGAAAGCGTTGGATTCAAACCAAAAGGTGAAGGATTTGGAAAGGCAAAATTTGACTACAAGAAAACTACAGGAGGTTTCAAGGAAGACAAGAAACAAGGAACTCGTGGAGTTGGAATGGGAAAAGGTCCAAAATTTGAATTTAAAGAAGGTGAAACTAAGACAGCTCCGGCAAAACCAAAAGTTAAGCCTGGTACTGAAACTGAGAAAAGACCTGGTAATCCTATGAGAAACCCTAATAAGGAGAATGAACCTGCACCCGCTAAGGCGAAGAAGGAAGAAACTAAAGAAGCTGCTAGAACATTAGGTAATGGTAAGAAATGGGGTAGAAATGGTTTAGATAAACCAAGAACTGCGCCACGTCATTTAGCAATTGAATCAGTTAATTCTGAGTTAGAAATGTTAAAAACTAAAAATGAAGAGTATCGTAAAGCTTTGAACGTGTTCAGAGACAAACTTAACGAAGTTGCGGTATTCAACTCAAACTTGGCTTACGCCACAAGATTGTTCACTGAACATTCAACTACTAAGCAAGAAAAAATTAACATTTTGAGACGTTTTGACGGAGCTGAAACTATCAAAGAATCCAAAACTTTGTATAAAGTAATAAAAGATGAACTTTCAAATAAAAACGAATCTCAAGTTGTGAAAGAATCTGTTGAAGTTAGAATCAATAGAACTCCAACTACAGGAGCGGTTAATTTGATTGAGTCAAAAACTTATGAGAATCCTCAATTCATGAGAATGAAGGATATCATGAACAAATTAATAAAATAAACAATAAAATAATAAAAACCAAAAAAAATGGGAGCATTATTAGAATCAGGTCTTGTTGGTAACATCGGTCTTAAGCACCTTAAAGTTATCAAAGAAGATACTATTAACAAATGGGACAAATTAGGGTTCCTAGAAGGTCTTAAAGGCCACCTAAAAGAAAATGTTGCACAATTGTATGAAAACCAAGCGTCACATTTGATTAACGAAGCATCGTCTACAGATTCATCAGGTTCTTTTGAAACTGTTGTATTCCCTATCGTAAGACGTGTATTCTCTAAATTGTTAGCTAACGATATCGTATCTGTACAAGCTATGAACTTACCAATTGGTAAATTGTTCTACTTCGTACCACGTATCCAAGGTTACAGTGGAGCAACTGCAACTCGTTCAGGAGAGCATTGGGCTCCAGTAGGTTCTCCAGGTAACTATGAGAACCCACAAAATCCTGATAATGGATATCCTCAAGGTGGTGGAACAGCAGGTACTAATTACTACGCTAAGAACCTTTATGATTTGTTCTACGAAGGTAACGAACCTAGTTTAGACCCAGCTGGTTTATTTGACTATTCAAAAGGTCAGTGGTCAGCAGTTACTGCAAACGCTACCTTAGTTGCTTGGTCAAACGGAACATTAGCTACAGGGGCAACTGCAACTGCGGCATATAATGGTACAACAATCAGAAAGGCGTTAATTCAAGTTTGTGGGTTCACTAATGTTGGAGACGGTAAATTAATCGGTCCTGACGGTAACGAAATGGATACTGAAACTTTCTTATCTGACTTGAGAATTGTTCCAACATCTGACGTTACTGATGCTGAATCTTGGACGGCATCTTGTTTAAATGGTTCATCAGTTGTTCCTTTCCGTGTTGTTACACAACAATATGGTAAAGGAATGGTTCAATACGGTTCTTGGAATTCAACTACGTTCCCAACAACAGGTTCAGGTGGTAAATTCTGGGATATTTGTTCAGGTAATGGATGTATTTATCTTGAAGTTGATTTACAATGTCCAGTATGTTTGACTTGTTCTGCGGATACATTAGATGGATATCAAGGAATGGAAGTTGCTTGGGAGACATTAACAGGTGCGAACGAAGCATTTACAGCTGTTTACCGTAGATACGAAGAGTTAGAGTTTGAAGACAAAATTGGTGAAGTTTCTTTTGATTTGGAATCTGTAACAGTTTCTGTAACTGAAAGAAAATTAAGAGCACAATGGTCTCCAGAAATGGCTCAAGACGTGGCAGCGTTCCACAACATTGACGCAGAAGCTGAATTGACAGCATTACTTTCTGAGCAAGTAGCTGCAGAGATTGACCGTGAAATCTTACGTGACTTACGTAAAGGTGCCGCTTGGACATTACGTTGGGATTACAACGGATGGAAGAGACTGGGTAACAACGCAGTTCCATATACTCAAAAGGATTGGAACCAAACGTTGATTACTGCTATCAACCAAATTTCAGCTCAAATCCACAAGTCTACTTTAAGAGGTGGAGCTAACTGGATTGTTGTATCTTCTGAAATCAGTGCAATTTTTGATGACTTGGAATACTTCCACGTATCAAACGCAGCTCCTGAGCAAGACCAATACAACATGGGTATTGAAAGAGTTGGTACTTTAAGTGGTCGTTACCAAGTATACCGTGACCCATACTTCCCACCAAACACTGTGTTGATTGGTCACAAAGGAACATCTTTGTTGGATACTGGTTACATCTACGCTCCATACGTACCACTTCAATTAACTCCAACTATGTATAACCCATTCAACTTTACACCTATCAAGGGTATCATGACACGTTACGCTAAGAAAATGGTTAACAACCGTTTCTACGGACGTATCCAAGTTGACGGTGTTCGTACATTTGACTTGAGAGAATTAAGATAATCTATCTTAAACCAAATATAAAAAGGTCAGAGAAATCTGACCTTTTTTATTTTTAATCGGTAACAATAGTTACATTATAAAATTTCTTAGTATTAATATCGTAATAATTACAAAATCCATACTTTTTATATTTTGGGTCTTGTAAGATTTCCCTATGATGAATGGAAGACCAATATAAATCAAATATTGTTCTTGTATATTCTAAATTAACTGAATTATAATTAGGGTATTCCATCATATATCGTTGGTCCATTAAACAAACTTCAGCAATCCAATAAAAATTGGTATGGCCTACAAATTTTGCTCTATCTAACGGAGCTACCCCAAAATCAGGATTATAATGAGTGACATTTCCCGTTCTACTAATATGACATAATTGAACAAATGCGATTTTTGTTAAATTCTCATCATATATTAGACTTTTTAATCCATAATTTTTTCTAAACTCATTAATACATTTGTTAAACTCCCTATCAATAGAGTCAAGATTAACTTTTGATATATTTCTTTGTCTTTGACTCCTATTTAAATCATTACTTGGGTATTTGGGTAATAATGAATTTGAAGAATTTGTATTATAAATGTTAGAATATAATACATCTAAATTTTTTTGTCCAAATGAGTATACGGACAATAAGATTAAAAATAAAACATTACTTATCTTCATTATTATTTGGTTTAGTTGTTAAAACTCTGATACTTTTTGATAACACTTCAATTTCCTGCATTGTAAAGATTCCTTTTTGAAACCCTTTATGAACGGATTGTATTAGACAATACGTTGCTTGGTCATTATTAATATTAGATATGAATAGTTCTAAATCATTTAGATTGTAATAATCAATTGAATCAAATAATGAACCTATAGGTTGTTTTGGGGGTGTGTTTTCCATACTCTGAAATATTTATACAAATATAGGGTAAATTTTATGAATTACAAAAAAAATAAAATAAATGAGGCAACGTCAACAAATTCCTCAGTTGGGAAATATCAAATTCCCCTACAACCGGGAACAAGAATGTTTGACAATGACAATATTACCCCATTTACTGAACCTGTGTCTAAGTATAATAATGCTTTGTTGGCCTATGATAGTTACGACGGTGAAATGGACGAACCCAAAAAAATAGTTAACAAATTAGAAAAAAAGACAAGAAAAATATCTTTAAATAGTAAAAAACATCCTGAACAAAATGATGAGGATGGAGGTGTTTTAAATAATGATTATAGTTTAAAAGAAGACATGGACTTACTAAAAAATAAAATTTTACAAGTTTTACGTGAAGCAACTAATTCGTTTGTGTCATCAGGACCGTACACTGGACCAATTGAACTTGGATTAAAAAAATGGAGAAAACAAGAAAGAGGACCATTTACTGAATTTTCAAAAATACCTACAAATAAATTAAATTTACAAAAAACTTTAAAAGACAATATTAAAAGGAAAGTTGGAATGTGGGAAAAACACAAAGATTCGGGATACAATATTGAAACACATGATGTTCACACTATCAACGAAGACTTAGGAGTTTGGTTTGGAACAAAAAAGAAACCAAAGGGTAGTAGTCAACCAAAGGGTCCTTGGGTTAATATTTGTAAAAAAAAGGAAGGTGGGGGACACCCACCGTGTGGAAGACCTGAAGCTAGTGATAAGGCGTATCCAAAATGTAGAGCTGCGGGAGTCGCTTCAAAAATGACCGACGCTCAAAAAAAGTCTGCATGTGCTCAAAAAAGGAGAGCTGAAAAAACAAATCCTAAAACAGGCACTGGAAATAAACCAAAAATGGTTTCATATAAACCAAAGAAGAAGAAGTAATTACATATCCCCTATCTTTGTATAGGCGTTGATTAAAGAGTCTTTAATTTGATTTAGGATAAGTATGTCCATTTTATCGGCTCTAACCTCTAATTCCCTCTCAAACCGATTTGTCAACATCCTTTCACTTTTAGATGTAAGTTTGATTTCATAAGAGTACGAATGATTCGTTACTGATAATACACCATTATCTATCACCATAAAAATACTTAATTCATCATTATGAATATAATATTTTTGAGTTATTGGCGTAAAAACTAATAGAGAATCTTCCTTACAGATTAATTTCTTGGCAATTGCGATACACATTCCTGCGTATTTTTTTTGTTCTATCTCAACTTGTTTTGGGGATAGGAAATTTCTAAGTAAAATTCTTACTTTAAAATAAGTTCTTTTTATTGGGCTCATATCATTGATGAATATTCAACAAAGATATGGTAAAATTATTGAATTAACAATATGGTGACGAACATTTTTTCTTTCCGTCAAGCCCTGGCATTCTACCTTTACACACTTGAACCGCATATCCATTCGCATATGCTGAAGGGTATACTTTGAATTTTGACTTCGCTGCAGATTTACCACGAGCACATAACTTTGTTCCCGCTTTTTTACGACCTTCCATCATTGTCTCAGGTTCAGTTGGGTATCTAACCTCATCTTGCATCTTATGAGTGCTTTTTGTTTCATTCATTAAAAAATCAAACACTTGGTCCATATTGTTTTTCGCTTCAGCAATATGGTCTTGCGCCCAATCGTGACCGTTTTTAAGAATCTCCTCAACTTGGTTATGGTCTAAATCTAACAATAAATCACATTGTCTTCTCATTTGTTCTAAATTACTAAAGAACATATATCTTTCACCTTCAGACTCTTTTAGTAATTCTTTTCTTAATAGTTGTTTAATATTCATCTTGTTCATTGTCTTGGTTTAATTGTTCAGATGCTAGTTTTAAGAAAACTTCTATAATATCTGATTCATAGTCCTCATCAGGTTTTGTTCCTGACTCACTTTTAAATCTATAACCTAAGTATTTCCCGTCTAAATCAGTGTATATCTTACCATAATATGTTGTATATTCAATCTCAAGAGGACCTTGAAATACTATGTATTTGTCGGTTGTATATATTTTCATCGCATCAAACGTCATTGTTGGTATTTCACCTTTCGGGTCTTCAAATGAAAATCTATTGTCTCTATCATCAGAAGGAGGAACCTCATCATCTCCAGCATCGTAAATAACACCTGGGTCTAATTGTCTTTCATAATCCGCAGTTCTACCATCCTCTTCAGGTTCCTCAGAATATTCATCATAGAACATTTGTTCAATATCAGTTAATGATTCTTGTTTTGCAATTTTTTTAGCTAACATTAACATTATTGGTTTTGTATCAAAATCCTCACTACTAACACTTTGTAAAATTCTTTTTTCAATATCTGATAATGATTCAATTCCTTCAGATGATATTTTATCTAAAATTGTATCCTCATAATTTTGGAACTCATGTGATGATTCTTTTATAATCTGAGTTATAAATTTAATCAATTCAGATTCCGTTAATCTTACCTTTCTCATTTTTTACTAACTATTTGAAATTTAATTTGTCTTTTATAAGTATCTACCTGACCACTTGTTTCCACTTTTAAATCAATAAAATATTCATTTGGTATTTTATCTCTAGTGTCAAATATGAAGTAATATTCATTGGGTGTCCTATTAATAGGGGTCCAATCTTGAACTTGTACTTCAATATTACCTTCTCTCACATATATTCTATATTCAGCGTTAACGTAAGGTAATAATGCATTTGATGTATATGCCTTTTTAATTACGACACCAACCTTTCTAACGTCAGTATTTAGGATTTTCTCATCTTGTTTAATTCCGTAAAAATCAAACCCATATATTTGAGGGTCAAAACTCTGAGTACCAATTTGAAATTTCTTTGAGAAAGGTTGTAAAATAAATTCATTCTCAACATTTGGTAAAGTTATTCCATTGAATTTTAGATTAGACCAAGTATCTGAAAAAGTACATGGAGTTATGAAACCTACAAATTCGGGTAAATCAACTTCATATACCCCTAAAGCTCTTTGACATGTGGTTAATCCTGTCATTCCTGATACGGCGTCTCCATTCGTATCATAAATTGACACACTTGGTGTTACATCTAAATTTTGAGGTTTACCTCCAATATTAACATACAAGAATAATTTATTATTTTGAAATTCTACAAATAAATTTCTATCATCTAAAACTACATCATCATATGATGACATTAAAAATGGTTCATAAAATGTTTGAGTATATCGTGAGAAGAATGATACAGAATAATTTGATGTTAACCCAGTAATATTTTCAAAAGCGGGTACATATGCAATTCCCCAACCTGTAACACCTGTAATTGTACCATTAAGTATTCCATTAATTTCTGAAGTCATGTCAAAGTTAATATCCTCATTACCAAAATCAAAATGTTGGGTATCAACAATATGTAGTTGGTTGTAGTTCGTAGTCCCTGAATTTTTATTATCGTAAATTCCATGATTTGACCAAAAATCAATAGTTGTTGTTTGAAACCAATTTGAAGGTCTATCTGAAATTGCTTTATCTTCATATGATTGGAACATTTCAGAATTTCCGTTGTCAGATATTAATGTCTTATTTGTATTGTAATAATCGTATCCAACACCTTCATCCCAATTTTGAGGATATCCTTCAGGGTCTAAAGGAATTCTAAATAATATTAAATCAAATGATGTCGCTCTTAATCTCTCATCAGAGTTATAAGTATTCAACAAAGATTCGTCAAATTTTATAGTGTTATACATCACTAAATTGTGTTTTATATTATTAACGCATATTGTAGTTGTTGTTGT